ATATCTGGGCTACGAGCTCCTGGCGGTGCGCTATGGCACAACTGGCCCCCGTGTGGTCGTGTAGGATATCGGAAAAGGTTACCGTTTTACCGGCACCGGTGGGGAGTACAGCCAGGACGTTGATAGCCCCGGCATCCCAGGCGCCGTATATGTCGGCCTTCGAGTCCGCCTGATACGGTCTTAGTTTTAGCAGGATGGCACGTTGGACCGCTACGACTGCAGGTTTAAGGACTCCGGGAAAGGTCATTGTTCAAACGTTATTTTAGGTGCCAGTTTCCCGGCTCTTTTGAACACTCCTAGTCTGAAATCTTCGCAAAGTTTAGATAGGTCTGCTCCTGATAACTCCGATAATAGGAATTGTCGAGGGGCGATATATTGCTCAGTAAATCCAACCGGGTGCCCGGCAGGCATTGCGGGAGGGATTGCAACTGGTCCATGTCTACCCTGCGGTGTTTCCTCTACCAAGCCAGGCACTTTAAAGGGTGTTATTTGAACAGTTATTGTAGATTTCATTTTCTGCAACTCCGTTTGTTATTTCCTGTTGACGGGTTAGAGAATACGGCATAGAATCCATATCGTCAACTAACCAACACGGAAACGAAACCATGAAAAACGTTAGCCTAACGGTCCCCATGGACTACAACGCCCTTACCCGTGCCGCCGATATGTTGCACGGGCTGGCCATCGATATGGAAAAGCAAGGCAACGAGCCCGTCGCTGGTGCTCCCGAAGATGGCCCGCTTATGAAAATGGCGAAAGCCTGCGGAGCGGTTGAAGACGAAGAACGAGTGATCGCCCCCACCCCTGCAGCGCCCGAACCGATCGCCCCCACCCCTGCAGCGCCCGAGGTAGACCCGGACCTACCGAAAGAATACGCCGGCTCTGTATTCCTTAACCCCGATCTTAACCCGGCTATCAACCCCGACGCCCCAAAGCCTGCAGAAGTTGTAACGGTTCAGGGCGGTGTGAAACTTGCTAAGGACTCAACCGGCGCTATGGTCCCGTGGGACGAACGAATCCACGCGGGCACAAAGTCCACGAAGGCGGACGGCGGGTGGAAGGCTAAACGCAACGTCGATAAGGCGCTCGTCGCCCAAGTCGAAGCCGAACTCCGCGCGGCTATGGCAATCCCTGTCCCAAACGCGCCGGCGGATCCTGTCCCCGTTGCGGGTTCCGCTACACCAACGCCCGCCACCGCGCCGATTGTAACGCCCTTAACCCCTACACCAGCCCCGGCACCCGTAACTCCTACTCCGGCCACCCCCATGACTGCTCCTGTTGCCAGTGCGACCCCTGGTAGCATTACCACCCTTCCCGCACTTATGAAGGCCGCCACCGGCGCCGGTAAGACTCCGGAAGAAATGCTCGCAGCGGCCCAGATTGCCGGTCTGGCATCTATGGCACTCCTGGGGGCCCGTCCTGATCTGATTCCGACCGTAGCGACCGCTTTAGGTCTGGGGGTTTAGTATGTCCGCACATTCCATCATTCCGCCGTCGTCGGCTGGTATATGGGGTAAGCCGGATGGCTGTACCGGTTGGGTCTTAATGGCCCAACTCTACCCCGAAACCGAGGAAAGCCCCGAATCCGCAGAGGGTACCGGATCCCACTGGGTCGGCGCCGATGTCCTGCAGTCCTGGACAATGCCACCGACCGACGGGAACCCGTCCGCCGTAAAGCTCTGTTCCGACTATATCGGCCAGATATGCCCCGAAAATGGCGTCGTGGTTACCGAAGCAATGGTCGAAGGCGCCGAACTGTACGTCATGGATATCCTTAAGGTCTGTAACGAACGGGGGCTCCTTCGTGCGCTCCATATCGAAGAACGGCTCGAAATGCCGGCGATACACGAGCTATCGTTCGGCACCCCGGACTGCTGGGCGTATGATGCGAAAGCCCACGAGCTTTTCGTCTGGGACTATAAGTTCGGGTTCGAAATTGTCGAAGCGTACGAAAACTGGCAATCGCTGGACTACCTGGACGGTATCGTCGAAAAACTGGGGTTTAAGGGTATCCGGGACCAGGACCTTAAGATAACGATACGGATAGCCCAACCCCGGGCCCCGCATCGCGACGGACCTATCCGGGAATGGAAGACCGACGGCGGGACGCTTCGGGGGTATACCAATATCCTACACACGAACGCCGAAAAGTCGCTAGGACCGGACGCGCTCTGTAACACGGGTCCGCACTGTAAGAATTGCTCCGGTCGCCATGCCTGCGAAGCGGCGATTACTGCAGGGCCCCGATTGTTCGAAGCGGCTAGCGCTCCGGTACCCGTGGAATTATCGACCCCGGCATTAGCGACGCAGTTAACGCTAGTCACACGGGCATATCGCCACCTTAAAGCCTTGAAGATCGCATACGAAGCCCAGGTCGACGGGAAGGTCCGCGCCGGGGAAGTCGTGCCAGGCTGGACGACCGAACCGACCTTCGGTAAAGAGAAGTGGGTGGGTGACGTCCTGGAAGTTATCGCCATGGGTGACGCCATGGGCAAGGACCTACGCAAACCCACGGCGGTAACCCCAAAACAAGCGATCGCATTAGGTGTTGACGAAGCCGTCATTAAGGCATATTCTACACAACAACGGACCGGGGCTAAAGTAGTCGCGGATAACGGAACCAAAGCCAAACAGGTATTTACGCTATGAGTAACCAACCCTATACAGAAGCAATGATCGAAGGCCGTGTCGTATGCGGACACCCTATGACCCGTCGCCCGGTTACCAAACAGGACCCAGCCACCCGCCAGGACGTCCCCGTCATGGATACGGTTACCGGTCTGCAGTCTACCGATAGCTACTTCGCCGTAGCAGTACCCAAAGCAGGAGAAACCGACTGGAAGCAGACGCCATGGGGCCAGCTAATTTACGCCCGCGCTTGCCAGGACTGGCCGAACGGCGAACACGGCGCCCCGGATTTTTCCTGGAAAATTACCGACGGCGATAGTCATATCCCAAACAAGAAAGGGAAAAAGCCTGTTGAGCGCGAAGGCTGGGCGGGTCATTGGGTCGTACATTGCTCTACCCGCTTCAATGTAAAGTGCCACCATGTCGGCAAGTATGATCCCACGCAGCAAATCCAGGAAGAGAACCAGATTAAGACTGGCGACTATTGCCGCACCCTGGTCGGTATTAAAGGCAACGGCCCGACCCAGTCGCCTGGCGTCTACGTTAATCCTATGTTGTTCGAACTGGCCCGCGCCGGCCAAATTATCGTTTCCGATGGCGGCCCGTCTGCTGCGGACGCGTTCGGCGGCCGCGGTGCTACCAACGCGGCGGCCGCGGTGCCTGCAGTGACTCCACAGCCTGGCGCAGCCGCTGCAGCACCGAGTGCACCGGTGCAGCCCGCGACGGACCTGGTACAACCGACCGCCCCTGCAGCACCGGCAGCACCGGTCGAAGTTAAATACCTGGACGCCGGCGGGAACCCGTTTACCGAAGCGCAACTCCTGACCGCTGGATATCAGCCTGCACAAATCCAAGCGCTAGCCCGCGCTTAATCCTACCGGGCCCTTCGGGGCCCATAAACAATAGGTACCATTATGGAAAAGCAACTTAGCAAGCATGTTGACCTGTTAGGTCTCGAGGTACGCGACGCGGTAACCGGTTTCGAAGGGGTGGTCGTTAGCGTTGCATTTGATCTATACGGGTGCATTCAAACAGTAGTAGAGCCAAAGCAACAAGATGGAAAACTTAACGACAGCCGCTGGTTCGATGTTACTCGTTTGGAAGTCACGAACCAGGTTCCCGTAATGCAATTACCCGATTTTTCCGCCGGCTACGTCGCGGAAGGGCGTAAAGGTCCCGCAGAAAAACCAGCGCTCTAAACGTTCCCTCAGTTTGGCCCGTCCTTCGTGGCGGGTCTTTTTTCCGGAGTCTATTTATGCACTTCCACAAAAAAAAGGGTAAACAAATCCTTAACCTGCAGGGTGATTTAATTCTAACGAAGCGGGACGACCTGGTTACTTCCGTCGCGCCCAGTGCGGCCCCTAACCGCGTCCAATGCGCCTATTACGTCAAGGGTTTGGCCAAAATGGGGTTTGCCGGTAAGCTGCGGGCCACCGGTCGGGCTATCTCGTTTATTTGGTCGAAGGGGTAATTATGATTCGCGGACGCCGTAAATGCGACGAAGTCAACGGGTGCGGGAAGTTCTATAAGCAGGAACTTACCGACTGTCCCAACTGCGGCGCCCCGGGCTGGGCTAGCGAGCTGGTCCCGTTTAATCCGCTCGACTGGATCTACGACGAAGAAAACTACCCGAATATTTTTACCGCATCATTCAAGCATCCGAACACAGGCAATCGTCTGTTTTTCGAAGTCAGCCCCCGCCGGGACGACCTACGCGAACTTGTGGTTTTCCTGTATGCGTTGAAAGGTTCCGGCTGTAGACTGGTCGGGTTTAATAACCAGGGCTACGACTACCCCGTCCTACATTTTATTTTAGAGAATTATCACCACGGGTTAACTATCGACGATATCCATGGTAAGTCTGCAGCGATTATCGCGACCCCGTGGCAAAATCGATTTGATAACGTTGTCTGGGATAACGATTGCCATATTCAACAAATCGACTTATTCAAGATCCACCATTTCGATAACGAAGCGCGCCGTACGTCGCTAAAAATGCTTGAATTCAATATGCGGTCGCAGAATATCCAGGATCTACCGTTCGAACCAGGCGTCCCGCTTACACTTCAGCAAATGCCGGGGCTCTGCAGATATAACGACCACGACGTCGACGAAACCGAAAAATTTTATATTGAATCTATCGAAATGATAGAATTCCGCGAAGAACTAGGTGTTAAGTACGGTAAGAATTTCTTAAACCATAGTGATAAAAAAATTGGTACGGAATTGTTCGTCCAGGAGTTAGAAAAGAACAACCCCGGGTGTTGTTATCGAAAAGGTCCGGACGGTCGGGTTACGCAACAAACGCCACGCCCTGTAATTAATATCGGCGATATTGTATTCCCTTATATCAAATTCGAAAGGCCTGAATTTAACCACGTTGTAAACTGGCTGCGAAATTTCAGCATAACTAAAACTAAAGGCGTTCTGGAATTCCTAACCGTGCCGCCCGCTATGGCGTACATAATGAATCCCGATATAATTCGGGTCCACGGGCTAACCGCGCACGACGTCCCATCCATGCAAGGTGTTAACGACCTGGACGCATTACTAAGAAAAGGCCTTCTATTAAAGCTATGTAGGGACGACTTGGCGGGACGCCCCGACTTGGATAAGTTTAAATTCGTTAGCGGTTGGAGTAAGCAAACCGGGCTCAATTGTATCGTCAACGGTTTTCAATTCGATTTTGGTACCGGTGGGATCCACGGCTCTATAGATTCAACCATCGTTTATACCGACGAAGAGTGCGTTATATTCGACTGGGACGTTGAAGGGTTCTACCCTAGTTTGGGCAACGTAAACAATCTGTTCCCCGAACACCTTAGCAACCAATTCGGCGCCGTGGATTCCATGCTTAAGGCGGAACGGGCGAAACACGAGAAAGGTACCCCGCTAAATAAGGCAATTAAACTATCCCGAAACGGGGCATATGGGGATAGCAACAACAAATATAGCCCGTTCTTCGACCCACAATATACTATGTCGATTACGATAAACGGCCAACTATTACTATGCCTACTATCGGAACACCTGTTAAAAATTCCCGGGTTGTCTATGATCCAGGCGAACACCGACGGCGTAACGGTTAAGTGTCCGCGCGTTTATATTGACCACATGAAGACCGTTTGTAAGTGGTGGGAAGACTATACTTGCCTCAAATTGGAAAGCGTTATTTATTCCCGGATGTTCATTCGCGACGTTAACAACTACATCGGCGAATACCAGGACGGCGGCGTTAAACGAAAAGGCGCGTACGAATATAAGCTCGAATGGCATAAGAACCACAGCCAGCTAGTCGTACCCATGGCGGCCGAAGCGGCGCTCGTGCGGGGCGAAGATATCGGGGAATTTATCCGAAACCACACAGACATTTTCGATTTTATGCTCCGTACGAAAGTCAAGCGCGCCGATCAGTTGGTTATATCCGACGCGGCCGGTAACGAACGCCAGCTCCAAAAAATCACCCGGTACTATATCGCGAAGGACGGCGGGGCTATGACCAAAATTAGCCCGCCGGCCAAAGGTATCGCTTCGGGAACCTGGAAGCGCGCCACGAAGTTAACCGACCAATTCTATAACCAGGTAGTCGCCGAACTTAAAGCCGCCGACTGGTCCCACGTAGGCGCGCACGAGCTGGACGCCACGGGGTTACCCTGGGACGAACGTATCAACACGAAGAACGGATCGAAGTACGAAATACGGCGAACTGGGTTGAATGTGGGGTATCTGGTTGCACCCTGTAACGATATCCGCGACGCCGACCGGTCTAACATCGACTTCGACTACTATATCGCCGAAGCGCGTAAACTAGTCGATCCACTTAGGAGCGTTTAACATGCGAACACTTACCGAAATCACCAACGCAGCCCGACGTAACGAGAGGGTGTCGTTTATCGAATTACAATACGCGGTCTGCGCCTATGACGTTATGATCGCACAATCCCAACCGGACCAGCACCGACCGCTTATAGAAGAATTTTTCAGGGCCGCTGAGTCGGATCCGCGCGGATATATCGGGTTGAATAACGACCCGAACAACCCCGACGCGGTCGACTGGCACCGGTCCCAGATCAACATGACGCCGATTTTCGAAGCCGCCAAAAAGGAGTTAGAGAAATGAGAATCTATTTTTATGCCTGGGCTACTTATATGAATATGACTTATTCCATGATGGGGTACCGCCGTGTTAAACCAGAAGATTAACCCTATCCAGACCGTTGCGGAACGTATCCGCCAGCGTCGGGCCCAAATGCTTGTGCACTCCTATATTTATTACGCCCTGGATAATTCGATTGTATCGGACGATACCTGGCAAGCATGGGCTAACGAGCTGCGGGACCTGCAGGCTGCCTACGGGTGGCAGATCGGCTACTATGACGAAGCGTTCCGGGACTGGATCGGCGCCACCGGTCACGATCTGCCACGAGACGAATGGGTTCAGAATAAAGCGCGGCGGTTGCTGCAGTATAGGGGAGGGTAACCACATGGCCGAACGTTTCCGATTGGCCTATCGACACGACCTACGCCCGGACCTTTTCACCCGTCCGGATCCGCCCCACTGGTTGCGCCGTGGTCGCGTTATCGAGTACGCCAAATATAATCTACGGGTAAGCTATACGTATTGGACCAAGCTTTACTGGGCCACGCCACCGTGGCTAAACGCCGAACAGTTGGCGGAAATGGCCGCGATATATCGTTCGGCGGGTCCGGTCGACCATGTAGACCATATCGTCCCGCTTAAAAATCCGCTGGTTTGTGGGTTGCATGTTCCGTGGAATCTGCAGGTATTGCCGGCGGCGGTCAATATGTCGAAGTCTAACAAGTGGTGGCCCGACCACCCTATCGAACAAATGGAACTTTTCGCATGAGGACGTCCTGCCGTTGCAAAATTACCGCATGTCGGACCCGACGCACCCTTCCCAAACCGCCCGAACAATACGCCGTGTGGCCAACGTGTCGGGTGTGTGGGGAGAATCTTACCGTTGATAAGTGTCGCCAGGAACGCAGAGATAAAGACCGGGCGCCGGTCTGCTATGATCAGCAGTGCCGGTCGTATCCACACAGGATGGATGATAAGGACTGCAGGCATGGGGACGACTGGCGGGAAGGGTTACGCCCCGTAACGAGTGATAAGGCGCCTTTTTAACGGTCGTCGGTGCGCCTGGTCGGTAGATTGCGACGGCGCCGGTCATCGGCCAGCTTCTGGCGTTCTGTTTCCTGGGTTCTTAACGCGGTGTTTTCTAACCGTAACTTCTCGCTTTCTAGATCGATTTTTTTACCGTTCCGAAGATGGTTGCGAATCAGGACCGCGGTTAGAACAAGTCCGGCAATCGATACCAGCTTCCCTATGTCGTTCGGGATTAGAGCAAGCGCCATCGAAACACCTGTCCCCATTGATCCCAGGGCCACCGTAGCAGCGATTTTTACGTCGTGCATCCATCCTGTTACGTTCATGCTCTAGTACCATTTGACGGTAATAGTTGCGCCCTAGAATAAGCATTGATACAAATGATAGCGCGCCACCAATCCACTGTAAGACCGCCTCCCATTGCATCCTGTTCATCCCTGGAAGTTAAGATTAACAGCGTCCAAATGAAGACGCACAACATTGCGGCGTTATATGGTTCCGGGGGTAGATATGCGTGCCACATTAGCCACCCGACCAAATTTAACACCATCGAAACCAAACAGATACGGGCTAAAATCAAAACTACGCGGGACGGTTCGATTAACAGTCGCAACGCTGCAATAATCGCCAGGTCTGCAGCGGCGGCGCTTCCGTGATATGCGAACCCTTCCAGATGGGTAAAATAGATTTCATGCGTCCAGGCGACGGATACAAAAACGACCGCGGCGAAGAATCGCGGAGCGGTCGGCTGAAATAAAACGGCGGCAACGAGCCCGCCCAATAACGCAGAAAGGAACATTACTTCCCCTTAGGTTTCTCTCGCTTCTTACCGCGACCGCCGATACTACCAGGAGCAGGGCGGGGTGCTACTACCGGGCCGTTCTGTTCGTCTGCCATGTGGCTACCTTCGTCCAATTACTGCAGACAGGATACCCGCTAGGCCGCCGTTTGTCGAACCACCCCGGGCTGCGTCCAATCGGTGCCGGTGTTCCTGTTTCAGAACGCCGAAGTAAGCCCACAGGAGCGTAACCAGGGGGCCGATAGCGGCCAGGATAAACGGCCAGCCGTCCATGACAGCCGTAACCAGCGTATCGTTATCAGAAACCACCCCATACGCCCAGGTACCGACAACCACGACAATAGCAAACGCTACGACGTAGAACGAGCCAAGGGCGATATGCGGTCGTGTCGTGTGCGTGCTGGTAGCATCTGCCGCCAGCATGGCCCGGACCGTTTCGTTACTTTCCTGGATTTGAGTAATATCGACGTCGAATTCCTTTTCGAAGACCGCCGCGCGTTGTTCGGGCGGCAATGCTTCGACCGTTGCGCGCACCTGGTCCCCCGTGGCGTCCCCTGGTAGCTTTTTGTCGGCTGGTAGGAACTCGTTAACTGCGTCCAGCAGTAGACCGCCACCAGGCACCGCAGAACGGACCACAGCGGCACCCACTGTCTTAGCGATGCTTAGTAAATCCATTATTTACACCCCCACTGCTCGAAACTGAAATGATTAGCGTCATCGAACCGACCACCCCACCGGGCCGCTGGGTCTAACCCTTCCCAGAATTCGCCCAGTTGTTGGTAGGCGATATGGTCCCCGGACGTTATATAGTCGCCTTCAACGAATAGGTTCAAGTCCACGGCTAGACGCAGTTTGTGGACCGATTCAGCGGCGGCGTAGGATTTCTTAACCCCGTGGTCCCCATATGCCCGGGGGTCCCGATATGCGTCCCCGAAGGTTAGCGCATATCCTAACCGGTACGCCTGGGCGATCAACAGCCCGACACACTCGGTAAAACGTTGTTGATTGCCGCTTAAACTCATTCCGCGGGCTCCGGGGGTGCGGTAAACGTACCGTCGCCGTTATCGGTATAGCCCATCCCAACCCCTTCAGGGCACGGGATCCACCCGGGGAAAACTTCCGGATCGGGCTCCGCACCAAACACGGCCACGTTAGCGACTTTTCCATTTTCAATAAGAATATAATTCATCAGAACCGTTCCTCAATAATTACACGACCGTTACCACCAGGGGCTCCGTTAAAATCAGTGGAAATATTATTTACCGATGTGGCACCACCCCCAGCGCCCGGAACGCCAGAAGACACACCGGTTGCATTCAAACCACCTTCACCACCGTCACCCAATGAACTAGACCCGCCAGTCGACGCGGTCAATGGACCACCACCACCTGTACTACCGCCCGGAGTGGTACCGCCACCTTTCAAGTTTATTACATTACCCCCAGTGGCAGTACCACCGATCGCAGCACCAGCGAGGGTAATTCCAGCAGTTGCGGTACGTCCTGGACCAAGACCGCCGCCATTGGCAGTAAGACTAACACCGGTTCCTGTGACCGTAGTGTTTCCGCCTGCCGAAGCCGCAGCCCCTAAAGCAACGCCACCACTGCCACCGGCCGGAATAACGATTGTCAAACTCGGTGGTACTGCCACCCCACTAAGTTCGTGGACTGCGGTACCACCACCCGCGCCCGCTATGGAACTGGCACCAGTGCCCGCACCGCTACCAACAACCGCCCCGGAACCACCACCAGCGCCCACGGCGGTTATCTTTTGAGTTTTAACACCCGCCGGTGTGGTATGGGTGCTACTTGTAGAGACAACGGTCGTAACTTTCGTACCGCTCTTAGCATGTAAAAACAACTCCCAGCGCCCGGTAACTATGTTATGTCGAATACCTGCGATCGATGTGGTAATTAATTCCCCGCCGGTAAGCGCGTTATCGTTTTCGTCCCGGATATCCACAACGCCCAGGCCGCCGAAGTTTACTGTACTGGCGCCGGTGTTATTATTGGTCGGTTTGAAAAATACGGTAAGACCGTCGAACAATGCGTCGGGCGGTAGAACGCCGGAAGGTAACGCCACGACATAAACGTCCGCTGCGCCGCTATCGGTACCGAGCTGGGCCAGGCCAGAACCCAGCGCGACAATAGCTTCGAGATATTGGGAAGCGACTACCGTTTCGGCGCTACCACTGGGCGTAATGCTCGCCGCGTTAAGTAATGCCTGCTGCATTCCGAAGATGTCGTCCGCGCGGGCCTTGAAGTATGGCGTACCGTCGCCGGCCGCCGGTGCGGTTTCGTCCTTTGAACTACCGAACGGGTAGTTACCGTCGGCCGCGGTAATGCGCCCCGTCATTGTGGCGTTTGTGCTGGGGTTAAGTGCCATTTCGCGGCCTCCTGTTAACTAAAACTTACAAGTATGCCCAACCATTGTTCAGTGGGGCAAATTTTTAAACAAAGGTCTTCGAATTCGTCCCGGCGGGCCGTTGGTATGATAGCCTGGTCGGGGAATGTTTGACCGCCGATATATAGGAAGAACGGATATTTCGTCGTATCCACGGGGATAGTGAACTGCTTTTGGCTGTATATTGTCAAGATACCGCCGTCCTGGGCCTGCGGGGCCCCGTCCTGCATTTGGACCGAACCGTCCCCAATAAATTCGTCCGATGCTTCCAGAATCTTATTAACCAGTGGGTACCCGGCGGGGGTGGCGGTACCACCGTCCTGACTAACCGTATCCCCGTCCTGGGCGTCCACCCCACCATCTACCATTAAGAACGGTAAGCCGCCGGTACCGTCGTCCAGGAAGTCGAACGGATTACGGGCCACGGGGGTAACGTCCCCGTCGACCGAACCGCCGGTCGGATGCTCTACCGATGGGATCCACCATTCGTGGACGAACACATTGAAACCGGCCGCCTGTAGCGTGTCCTGGATATATCGCGGCGACTGGCCGCCCAATGCCTTCCAAGTCGCGTCTAATCGGTCGCGGCGTTCCTGGGTCGTAAGTCCCGTGTCGACTAACGCGAATTGCTTTTCCCAGGTATCCAGCTCCCGGGTAAGTTGCGGGTCTAGGTCGTTATAGACGTCGTCGAAAAAGTCCTTGGAGTCTTCACCGATCCCGGTAAGCCCCTGGAAAAATTGCCGGAGCGTTTTTTCGATCGTTATCCGCCACGCCTTCGCATTCGGTAGCAGATGCTTAAAAACATTTAGCCAGTCGATCATACGAACACCACGTTAGCGGCCTTAGCCTTCTCGCCTTCGCCCAGAATGTAAACGGATAGGCTACCAGGGGTGCCGGTTGTGTTGAATATAGCGGAAGTAAACGTCCCACCCGCCGCCGTAACGATATCTTCGACGATAGCGGAAAGCCTGGTCCGGGTAATCTGATCGTTTCGGGGTGGTACCGTCAAGCCCGCGATAAACGGTTCGACCGATAGGAAGTATTCTGTTATCGCCGTGGTTACGTCGGTCTGGGTCTGGGCCAGGTCCGACACTCCGGAAATACCAGTAACCGTTGCGTCAAAACTCGTGCGGGTAATAGGGTTCGAATTAACGAAGGCGTTAGCATTCCGGCGAAACGATAGTCCGTTCGTGTCGAAGTTAACCAGATCTAAAACGGCTTGTAGTTGTGCCGCAGTTGGGATGCCATCCGGCGAACCCGAAGACGCGACGGTCGCTTCGCTAAATAGGTCCACTTCGCCCGGTGCGCCCGTATATGGGTAGACGTTGATAATGCCTGCCGCTTCTTCGCCCCAGATTTCGTAATCGGCGTATGCGCCACCCTGGGGGCGTTTCTGGAAGCGGTCTATAATCCGCTGGCGGTATACTTCGGTAGCTTCTTCGTTGGCACCTGTAACGACCTGGGAGTCCACAACGGCGGTCCGGTCGACGTTGGCCAGCGGGTTAGCGAACGTTACGGTATCCGCCGCGCTCAAATTACCGATAACACCGGCACCCCCACCGCCCGCCTGGTCCGATACGGCCCGTATGGTCGCCTGGACCGTCGCAGCGTTGAGCAGTACCGACCCGATCGTTATGTAAGTGACACCGTTGTCAGCATTCACCAATTGGGTGCCGGACGGTAGGGACCCGGTCTGGTTCGTAACGGTGATATCGATCAAAAGTTCGGCGTTCGTCGCGGCCGTAGGGTCGCCGACCCCGATTAATCGGCCCCAAAATTTCAGGGGGTTGATAGTTAGGCCGTTGACTTCCGTATCCTGGTCGGAAGCCGACTGTACGAACATCTGCAGGAATATAAACCCGCCATATTTGTATAGCAGAATAAACACGGCGGCCAGAGCTTTAGCCAGGACCCGCATAAACGACTTCGGCAGTAGCGGGATAGTCTGGTTAAGGGACGCTTCGAGCTGAGAAATAATGTTCGCGTTAATTTCCGCGGTAGTGGGAGTCGTTAAGCTCATGCGGTCGCCTTCCAGTTTTCGGTAAATACGAAGCTGGATTCTTCGCCGTTCGCTTCGATATCTATGGTTATTTGGATCCGGTTAAGCGCCGGGATAGTTGCTTCGACCGTAACGGAAGAGGCGACGCGTTCGTCCAGGAACCATGCCAAGTCCCGGTTAGCGGCGTCTTCGATTCGGAGTAGGTTCCCGGTCGTGGCCGGTATCGCCTGTAATAGGTGTTGGGTTTCGCTGCGGTATTGGCGGACCGGGTCGACTTCGTCCAGGTTACCCCACCAGTTAAACGGGTTGCTTCCCCGGACGTCGTCGTCTTCGTTCCCGCCGAACAATGACAAATAGGCGGCCGTTTCGAGTCCGCCGGACATTTCCACGACACCATTAACGACGGTAATTTCGCCGTCGTTAACCGTCTGGAATAGCTTAACGTCGCCCTGTTGTGCCATTAGTTGTTAGGTCCTGTTGGTCCTGGCGAACTTGAGCCGCTGTTAATAGCGTGGTCGTGGCCGGCGATTTCTTTACCCGCTAACGATAGACTGGTCGGGATAGTAACGTCCCCGTTAGCTGCAATAGTAACACCATTTACGACAAAGTCACCGCCGGCCTGTAGTGCGAAGCTCCCGTTAGGGTTCGTACCAGTTATGGAACCGTCCGGCGCCAATACTACCGATCCGGTGGCGTTCTGCACCGTGGCGGTACCGTCGTTCTGTAACCACACTTCGACGATTTGGGCGCCGTTAGCGTCCCGGGCGTAGATTCGTTTATCACCCGCCTGAGATTTCTGCAGGTTTTTAGGGTCCACGTATCCGACCGCAGAGTCCCGACCCGTGCCGGCCTGTTCCAGAATCGCGGAGAAGTCGCCGGGCAATGGGACCGAATCGTCGCCCGGGTCGCTGAAATGCTGGGCGGTCCGGTTATCGCCGCCGCCGCGGTCGAATTTTACGTCGCTGGTCTTCGTCGTTCCGACCACCGCGCGTACGAATGATATAAGTTTCCCTATCCGTCCCACGGCAACGCCTCCGGTACCTGTCCGCTAAATGCTCCGGGAATAACCAAATCTAAAACCGCCGTGTTAGTTTTTGCCGCGCGCTCGAATTGGATAGACCGGATAACGAATTCGAATTCGTTATAAATCATAGCACCGGGGGCCAGTAATGTAAGCGTCGTATTAGGCGCCCATAGCGTCCCCTGGGGGTCGCGCCATGTGGCCACCCTGACAGCGTATCCAGCCATATTGCCGAACATGCGCCCCACCTTAGCCGATACAGCGGCGTTAAGGTCTGCGTCCAGGGTGTCGGGAGTATTAAACGCCAGCGGCCGGACAATGCCTTCCAGGTTCGGATTTTTCACTGTGAACTGGGACCCAGGTAATCCGACGATAGCCGGTTCGATTCCGGTTATGTGGCTATAGTATTGTTGAGGGTTGAAAAAAGGCGATACAGATAATACGGGGCTACTACCTTCCTGCAGTCGCGCCACCGGATTACCAACCCCAACCGATCGGCGGAATACCAGGGCGCCGCGCGGAGTATTGCCGATAACTAAATTACGTTGCTTCGCTAGTTCGGCCAGAAATGCCAGGACCTTTTTACCTGGTTCCGAAGCCACGCGGTCGAATATCGCGCCCTGTCCCGCTTCGAATTCGACCGCGATACCGAACGGACCCGCCATGGTCTTAGCGATTTCCTGCAATCCCTGGCCGTTGAATTCCAGCGGGTACGAGCTGGCAGGTGCGGTGCAATCCTGCAGGACGCCAGGCAGCGAATAGCCGCTTACCGCTACGGTGCGCTGCTTGTTTTCCAGCACGGGGTTAACGGCAACCATGGTACCCGTAAACAGCGAGTCGCCGCCGACCATGATATCCACGGGTTTAAATGAGAACGGCCGGAACGTTTCGCGAAAGCCTGGCGTATCGGGTTCGAACGGTGCACCAAATTCGACCGTATCCATAGTATCCAGACCGCGGGTTATTGTAACCGCGTCCCAGAATCGAAACCGTTGTCCGTCAATCAGGATAGCGACTTCGTCTTCGTTATCAGCCGGGGCCAAAACCTGCAGGTTTTTAGGTGCGGACGGTAGCGTCGGGACCGCGATAACGATACCGGCGGTAAGCGGTTCCATAACGCCCGGATTCGCCCGCGCGATTCGGTCGGCTTCTACTTCCGTCCCGTACTTCTTCCGGGCGATAGTCTCGAAAGTATCGCCCGTTACGACCGTGTAGCGGCTAGACATAGTAGACAATCTCCCGCCCGGCCGGTAGTTCCAGGATTTCCGATCCGCTTAGGTTGTTCGTATTAATTAAAAAATCGAGTTGGTCGTCGACGGATCCGTAAAGCTCCGCGACCAGGTCGATAATAGTCCGGGGTCGGTCCAGGACGATACTCCGTTCCTGTTTAAGAGAAAACGATATCTCAACCAGGAATCCGGCGGCCAGGGCTACGGCCTCCTGCAGTTGTTGGTATGCTTCGCCGGTGTCGATCCCGAGCAATGATTCGAAGTTCAAGTCCCGCCAGTCGGTGACAATTGTCAACTGATCGAGTATTGATTCGGCGGCGCCTAACGCTTCGGTCTTCGTGATAAATTGGTTATTGACCACAGAAACCACGGAGCCGGTTACGTACGTCGACGCGTAAAGATCCCCGTTGTGGAATTTATTGGAATTGCGGGAGTCAAGCCCCTGGGTTTCTGGGTCGTCGGCGCCTACGATAATCGATTGAGCCAGGTTTCCATATGCGTCGAGCCGC